TGATAGTATTAGGAATAGCATCATAAACCTTTTGTAATTCTGTGATAATGTTAGAAGCACTCAAGGTAGTTCCCACAACGTCAATTACAGTTGCATCTGCTAAGAAACCTTTCAACCAACCGTCGCAAAGGTCAACAGGAGAAGCAGCAGTATCCCATTGCCAAACACCTTCTTCAATTTCTAAATTTAAAAACTCCTTCATTTTGAATAATACATATTCTTGAAATGTAGCAGGAATTTTTTCTTTCATATCACCTGCGCCCATTTGCTCAGATAACCACATATTATAAAAATCTTTTTTACAGATAGTCTTATTAACCATTAAATCACAAGTTTCGATTGACTTCTCAGTAATCGTTACAGTACCCTGTGAGCTATAATCACACGCCCCTGCTTGTAGCAAGTTTGCCACACTCATAGAAGGGATGTTCATTTTAGATTTAACGTTTACAAGTTTTCTAGCTTTAGACTTAGAATTTCCTTGTAGTAAAATTGCAGAGTAAAACTCTTGCGCTTGTATCCCATCCCAAGTGGATGTACTGTCAGTAATTGTAGGCATAATTATTTATTATTTAAATTAAATGTATTAAATTGCTTTTTCGTTTATTTTGCTAAGTGCAATAACCTTTTGTAATAACTCATCGCTAGTCAACTTTACAGGAGGCTCAGTAGATAATCTTACTCTATTAGTTTCAGGTTTAGCTATTGAATTAGTAGGGATGCTATCCTTCATTGCAGATAACTCTGTTCTTAAAGTTTCCTTCTCTTCTTTAAGTTCGTTAATAGCTTGTCCTGTTCCTGCTTCAATTTCATTAAATCTTTGTTCCAATGCAGACACCCTAGCGTTTAATTCATCTACTACTGGTTGTAACATTGCTTTAATAGATTCTAAATCCATTGGAGTAACCTCTGCTTTAACAGGAGCGTTTGGCTCTACTACCTTAGCGGATTCTACTTCTGCTTCAGGAGTTGGCTCTACTTCGACAGGCTCTTCTTTAACCGCTTCTGTGATCAAACCGTCTTTAACAGTAATTACACCTACACCAGTTAGTACATAATCCCCATCTTTAGCGGCAAACTGTTGACCATTTTCATCTACCATAAATACAGGTGCGCCGACTTCAAAGTCTGATGCCGTTGTATAAATTACTGAGCCATCTTCGAGAGTAGCTTCTTTTTCTAATTTGAATTTTCCGTATTCCATATTTGACATTTTTAATTTTTTCATATCAAAGAAACCCTCAATAGAGAAGCCTCTTAACTTTTGTGTTTTTATTTCCGATTGCCAAAAGTCTTCGTCTTCTATTTTCACAACTCCAAACCAAGTACCCTCCGGTAAATCAAATCCAAAGTTTTTACTCTTATCATTTTCCAATGCAGTAACCCAATTTTCAGAAACGAAAGCAACCGATAAAGTGCTACCGTCTTGGTGCATTAGATTAATTGAACGACCTCTTTGTTCACTATTAAATTTATCCGCTATTTCCTGAATCGTTTCTTTTGAGAATTTAATATAGTATTCGCCATTCTCATCTTTACGGTAAATCTTTTGCTCAGGAATTAAGAAAGCACCCGCTATTTTCTTTTGCTCAGTTATTTCAGCTAAACTAAAATGCTTGTTGAAAGCAAACCAGTTAAGTTGAATTGCAGGTTCATCTACTAAACTTATAAACTGAGTGCCATGCTCCGATTTATTTAAAATAAGTTCATAGGTTGGCAAAGTGTCCTTATCCATACCTTTATATGTATTTTTACTTTAAATCGTTTATTTTGAAAACTAAACCGATTTATCCAAAGGTTGCGTTAGCCTCAGCCACCTGCACTCTATTATTTACGTTATTTATTTCAGTAACCGATACAAATGTTTGTTGGTTAGATTGTGTGTTATTATCTCCCGCTGTTGGAAATTGAAATGGAGTAGATGAAGTGTCGACAGTTGGTAAAGATGGACCACTACCAAAACCACTATCTCCACCACCACCCGAAGCAGAGCCACCTCCAAATTGAGTTGCTGAAATTTTAGCCACGTTTGCAAAACCTCCTGCAATAGCTAACCCCGCTGCTATAAAAGGTTGAGCAGGAAATAAAACAGTTTTAGGATTAGCAGAAGCAGTAGCAAATATTGCATTAGCCCCTTGATACGTCTTAATGATTGCATCCGCTATACTTATAGCTTTGTTAACCTGAAATGCTTTCTTAGCACCAGCCTCACCCTTTTTACCAAATAATTCAGTTAACGATGAGAGAGTAGATAGTGTATCTGATACCATTTGAACTTTAGCGTCTTGAACTTTCCTTTGATGCTCCTTATCCTCATCTCTATACTTTTTATTCGTATCATTTATTTCTTTTTCTTTTGCTTCGTTTATTATTTTTAATTCCTCAGCGTTATCCTTAGCAGCAGTTTCTAACGCAAAGTATTTTTCATCAATGGCTCTTAACTCACGCTCCTCTTCTGTAAGTTTATTTTCAAAATTCTGTAATTCTAAATCAGCTACGGTATCTAGGTATTCATTTTCTTTTTGAATACGTAAAGCATTAGCCTCAGCAATTAATTTGTTTTCCTCATCTCTATACTTTTTAGTTATAACACCTAACTCCCTTTCCTTTGCCTCAGTAACTATGGCTAATTGTTCAGCGTTATTTTTGGCAGCCTCTTCTAGTGCAAAGTATTTATCATTTACTACCCTCTCTTCTCTTGCTTGTGCCGATAATGTACTTTCAAAATTCTCATCCTCTAACTTTGCAATGGTATCTAAATACTCATTCTCTTGTTGAGCGCGTATTTTATTTGCCTCTAGTATTGCCGCTGTTTTCCTGTCTTCTATCTCTTTCCATTTATCATAACCCTCTTTATTCCTACCGGCATCTAGTACGGCATCGTCATTTTTAGCACCATTAACTACTTCTCTTAATGCAGCAAGTTCTTTTACTCTTGCATTATTAGCTTTAATATTAACTTGTTCAGTATCGTTAGCCGAATCAACAAGCCCTGCCAAATTTTCTCCTAATAATTTTTTATTAGCTTTAGCCTCCTCTTCCTGAAGGGCTTTGTTTGCTAAATATACTTTTAATTTTTGTTGTATTTCTTTTTCAGTAAAAAGAATAACGTCTGCTAATTTTTGCTTCTCAGTAGCATAAGTTTCTTTACCCGATGCCTGTAATAGTCTTATCTCTTGATCATATCTAGCTATCATCGCAGCTTTAGCTTTCTCTGCTATTTTTATTTCCTCATTTAATACTTTAATTTTATTTTTTAATTGGGCTATATTTTTAAAAATTAATGATAGTTCCTTTGCTGCAATTTCAGCCCTTTTGTTTTCGGCTGCACTTGCATCGTTAACAGATTTTGTGTAAGACTTATAAGAACCATTAATATCAAATAAACCTAAAGTAATAACATCTAAAAATTTAGTGTACATATCAATAGCAAACATAGCAGCATCGACAATAAAATCAAATGTAGCAGACACAGCATCTCCAAAAACTTTAAAGCCTTTTTTAATCCCATCTACTATCGCACCCATATCTAGGAATGATACAATGATACCGCCTATAATTGTAGCTAATAATATTAATGGATTAGTTTTTAATATACTTCCTAATAACTTAAATCCTGAGCCTACACCTTCTACAACTGGTTTAATAGATACAAGTATTCCAATGAATGAACTTGCCTTAGCCTGTGCGCTTTCTATCTGTTCTGTGCTATAACCTAACTCAGAGCCAAAAGAACCTACTACGCCTGTGGCCAATGCGAAGCCTCCCGCTATACCTTGCCCTACCTTCTCAATTTGCTCACCTTTTTTCTGTAAGTTCTCTAAACTTTTTTCAGTCTTAGCACTATCAAACTTAGGCGAAATACTTTTTTTATTTACATCGTCAACTGCGTTATCAATTTTATTAATATCACTTACCGCCTGGTCAACTCCTTTGACCTCTGTGTCTATTACTATTGTCTTTGCCATCTTTAATTTATTACACAGTTATAACCCATTTCGATAAATCTATTTTTAGCATATTCTAAACCAACTTCAATAGATTGCGTTTCTGTTGGTAAAATCACAAAGTCAAATGATAATTGATTGATGTCAGTAATTAACTCACTTGCATTTTTGTATGCGTAATAATCCATATAAGTCTTAACGGTAACCGATATAGTGAACCCGTCTTGTGAGCAAATTAATGATGCTCTTCCATAGACAGATAGTAGTTCGATATCCGTTCCTTTAATGTGAATTACTTTTGCATCTATTGTGCTAACCGTTCCATCCTCATTGGTTACTTGTTGAGGAAGTCCTTTGCTAATTTCTAATCCCATAATTAATCTATTCTTTTATATTTTAAAATCGAACCTTTCCACGTTCTTGAAATTCTTCCCGCACCCGCAACACTATTAGCGAATTGATATTTACAAGTTGCATTTGCAGAAGCGGTGAATGAATATAATGTAATGATTGTGTGTAATTGGTCTAAATCTGCATAAGCGACACCACAAATAACCTCTTGAGTTCTACTAGAAATATTTGCAGTTAAACCCGTATTTGCTTGAATTCCCGTTGCACTTAAGTAAATTGTAGAACCAGCACCCTTCATACTTCCCGCAGAAACCGCTATTGCATATTTATAATCACCTGTAATATTATTACCTGAATATGTTATTTGCATTTCAATCATATAATGCCCACCCGCCACTACCGAGAATTGTAAATTGGTGTCATCGGTTAATGTTGTACTATTCGTTACGTCTTGATTCGCACTCTTAACAATTATAGTCCATCCTCCATTATTATTAACTACGCTCCACGTTCCATCACCTCGTAAAAACTTAGTAGTATCATTCGGTGCTTTCGGTACAAATCCATGTTTACTTGTAGTAACATCGTTTGTTGTAATATCACTTGTAGATAAATTAGCATCTGTAATTGTAACGTCCCCACTACCTACTATGGATGTAGATTGAACCGTTTTTATATTTACACCACTTGATAACGCATCTTGTTTACCATTAAAAGTATTCCAATCTGCACTTGGTAAAAATCCTTTATTAGACGATGATGATGCTTGTCCATTGGTATAATCAATAGCAATTACTCCACTTGCAGAATTAAAATCAGAAGAGTTAAATGATGCCGCCCCCTTAGTTGTTCCATCTGCAACAGCATCCGCTATTGATATATCAGGAGTTGCTCCACCCGATGAGGCTATTGGACTTGTTCCAGTAACAGATGTAACACCTCCACCACCGCCACTAGAAGCAATAGTAATATTTACTCTATCATTAGCCGAATCGTCAGCAACAGTCAAAGTAACATTACTACCCTCGATAAAGTTTAATGATTTACGTTTACCGATTAAAGTACCCGCCTTTCTAATTATGTTAAATATCATACTCATATTACATTCCAATTTACTCCGTCACTCACAATAGTACAAATATCATACTGTACCCTTATTGTATATGTTAATACACTATCAATAGTTTCTGAGTTAGCAGGATTAATAGTTACACCACTTGCACTTGAATCTATTTTCTTTATCGTGATCGGAATACCTATTATATCAGCGCAGGAATCTAAAGTAATTGTGATATCGCCACTACTAGCATCTACTAGGATTAAATTACCTGTTCCTATTCCCGCATTAAAATTAGCATTCACAAATTCTATTGAGCCATCCCCATCAGTAGCCACTCCATTAACATAAGTAGTATTGCTGCTTTTTACCGTTGTGTTATTTCCGAAAATAACTACATTCTCAAAATCTCCATTAACTAAATTATTATCCCCATTAATAGTTATATTTCTTGCTCCAAAACCTATTACGTTATTATCTCCTGAAACCTTAATACCTGTATTGTTACCTCCGTAAAAGTTATTTACCCCATCCATTTGCCTAGTAGGATTTTCAGAGTTACCTAACCCAAAACCATTGCGTAAAGGTCTAGGTATTATTTCACCTCCTAATGTAGCATCCACGCCGTATGCAACCTGTAAAGTAGTTTTACTAAAACCTGCAAAGTCCTTAGCTAAAATAAACTCACACAATGTTAATCCTGTTGAATTAATATCGTAATCCATTATCTTATTTAACCTTAGTAAATGCTTATCTATTCTTATCAATTTAGCGAAATCCAAATTAAGAATATCCATAGGTTTAATATTCAAATAAGCCTTAACTAACTTACTATTCTTATCAGTAATCTCATCTATGTACCTTGCATGAAATCTATTATATAAATTATTATTTGTCCACGCTCCATAGTTATAATAGGTAGCATCGGGATAGCCAAAGTTCAAATCGTGAATAGGCAACCAAACATTATCTAAATGACCTGCATAGGCATAAGTATAAACTGTTGCACTTGACGAAGTGCCATAAGTAATGGTATAAGGAAATTTAGTACCTCTTAACGAATAAAATAATAATCTTATATTACTAGCTATTCTATTTTGGGTTATGATACCTTCTTTAACTATTGACGTAATTACTCTATCTGTGCCTACTGGATAATCTACTAATGGTGAAGCTGAAAATATAGGCTCTATAATTGTTTCCCCCGATACGAAATCATTATCAATATCCACAATCTTAGTTCCATATACCCTCGCATAATACTGTTCATGATTTTGATTAAAAGCATCCTTATCAGATTTATATTTAAGTGTATATATTTTAGAGTTAAGTTCACCCATCGGAGTAATATCAATATCTCTGCTAATATCTACTTTGCTAGTCCAATCTAATACGCTATTACTATAAAAACTATCTCTAGGCTCTATCACTAATTTTTTACTATTGTCACCGTCAGGCTCAATAAATAGTTTGAATGTTTTAATTATAGAAGATAAGAAGTCAGCTTGTAAAATATCTTTAGGGATAGCATTGTTTAATTCAATACTAGCACCTTCACCAATTACGGTATTTAACATTCTACATTGCACAAAAGTACCCTGTAATATTTGTAAACTTACATTTTGTGAAGTAGTGTAGTACCCTAATGTATTATCGTGAATGGTATATCCAAAAACTCCTATTAATTTAAAATCTACTACGTCACCCGCCGTTAAAAATATACTTGGCGAAGTACCTTGTATAGCACTTGTATTTATAAATGCGCCAATGTAAGCCTGAGAAAATGTATTAATACTATTAACACGAATACCAAAAGTTATAAAATTACCGTTATTTAATCTATTATATCCAACAGGCACAGCGTCCAAAGTAACTGACTTAATTACATTCCAATTAAAATTATAGTAGCCTGTTACTGGTGCAGTATATTCTCCAGTAGGGACATAGTAATTACCATTGTCATCACTATTGCCATTGGTAGAATCATTGTCAGGTTCTATCGGCTCATCAAAATTAAATGAATAAAATATACCAGTTGAGGAATCGGTAACAGTAGTTTCATTCGCTGTTAGTGTAGCTTTAAATTCTCTCTCTAATACTTCAGCTTGTGATATTGCAAACGTATCTTTATTAAATGGAATTATTAAACTTTTAAAATATTGTGAATCGAAAAACGTAGAACTATAAGTATATCCCGCATTTTCAAAAATCTTATCGATATAATTCTTTACATAGATAGCAGGAAATGTATGTTCAATATCCCACGATGAACCTGTATTTAATCCATAGTCTATCATAGGATAAACATAACCTACACCTAGCCTAGTTATTTTTCTAGCAGTTCCTGTTTCAGCTCCTACATCTTCACCATACACCATCCATAAAGTAGCAGTAGTTGAGTTTTCAACTGACTTAACGAAAAAGAAACCGTTATAATGTGAGTTATTGGCATTACTTGTTTTGACAATATACACTTCATCGTCCACCGCTAAGGAATGAGCAGAAGCAAAAACTACCTGTAAATATCCCGAATTGTAAGCAAATGAATTTATAGTTAATGACGTGCCTAGTGTTATACTATTTTGCCCCGCTACTCCATTTAATACTGTGTTACCTATTGCAGAGTTAGAAACATTTGAATAAGTATAATCGTGATCCCACTCGCTAAAATCTAAATCGTGCAAATAATCCCCTGTGATATTTTTAAATAGGTCTGCCGTTTCACCAAAGAATGATAACTCATATTGAATACGGTTATAATCATTGCTACCGTTATTTTTTCTTTTAATATTTAATAAACGTACATAACCTACAAAATCATTAACCCCATCCTGAATGATTACGCAACGTACCTTTTTATTTACATCAAATAAACTATCCCCGCTAATTTCGTAAACGTGCTTAAACGCTTTATTATTATTTGCAGTTCCTTTGAATGTAGCAGTCTTACTCCACGTACCTTTTGCGTTCTGTGGCTCTCTAACATCTGCTATGCCGAATTGTAAA